AACCGATTATGGTTATCGGCTCCACGTCTGGATTGGTGCTTGTAATAGTGATTTAATACTATTACATTCGCTCCTTTCCATGCGCCGTTAAGTCGACTGGTTTTCAGTATTTGGTATCGGATATGCCTGGTATCAATATTGATTCCAGGTTGGCAGACACTTCGCGGCTTGATGATTACCCCCGATTTGGAGGAATCATGAAAAGCAACGTAAGTGACCTTTTAGGAGTCATGCATGCCCTCTATGAGGATGCTTGCATGAAGTGCGTCGCTGATGTCTCCGATTTACGTGATCTTGAAACCATAAGATCACGAGTCAAACATGAAGGTATATCGTTTTTGACGATTACCCTTCCCCAGTTTGGCCGAGACTTCGAGAGAAGCTTAGCCGAAGGGATAATTGACTCATCGTATTTTCGGAGTTTCCGAAAATGCGGATCAATCCCTGCATTTTTGCAAGGTATGATCAGTCAAATGTTTGACCGAGAGACAGGAAGGATTTATGACAAAAACAACCCCCCGAAAGGGATTGATGTTCAAGAGTTTCCCGTTATTGTCGATTCTGTCCGGCAGATTTGCCGGGCATTCGCCAAAATCGAGATCGACTGTACCCCTGATAGGGTTCAGTCAGCCCTTGACAACTTTGTCACAATTGAGCAGTCTTTTTCAGATTTTCAACTCCAAGAAGAAGACCAGCAAGAGTTTCTCTTGGCTGCTTCTGTGCTATGGGATCCTGTCGTTAGTGCTATTGCACTTTCCGACTGTGACCCCAGGCATGGTCCTGGAGCTACTGCAGAACATATTTCTGGAAATCAGAAGTATGTATGGCAGGAGTGGTACGAACGTCTGGAGCCTTATTTCCCTCTTATTGGAAATGGCTATCCTTGTGGATTGCCTCCAAATTCAGAGGAGCTCCAAATGGTGTCGTTCGTGTCCACGGAAGCGGAACGCTCGGTTCGAGTTGTCCCGGTTCCGAAAACTCTGAAAAGTCCCCGGATCATCGCCATTGAGCCTTGTTGCATTCAATATGTGCAGCAAGGGATATCGAGAGCCTTAGTTAAGGCTATCGAATCTTCTAAAATTGCTGGAGGCCATGTGAATTTCACTGACCAAACCATCAATCAGAACTTAGCTTTGATCGCGTCGGCTACGGGTCAATATGCAACTATTGATCTTTCCGATGCTAGTGACCGAGTTCCTTGGTCCTTAGCTCGTGAGATGTTTAGATGCCATCCCGATTTTCAGGATGCTATC